TGTGTAGCTTGTATTTTTGTTCTTTCGTCTTTACGGTCTTCTTTTTCTTTTTCTCTATTTTTTATACCTTCAACTTCCATATTTTTTAACTGCATGTTATATTGAAACTCTAACTCCATTAACTCTTTTTTCATCGCAACTTCTTGCATCATTTTGCTAGCTTCTATCTGCGCTTCTATTTGCAAAAGCTCTGCCTTGCTAGAATTTAAAGCTTGGTTTTTTTGAACGTCAGCTTGTGCAGCTGCTTGAGCTGACTGTTGGTTAAGTTGAGCTTGACGCTCCATGTTTTGTTGTTGTATAGCTTGATCTTTATCTTGTTTCTTTTTTCTTCTTATTTTTAAAAGTTGATTAGCTAGTTTTGTATTTCTTACTTCTCTTACATCTATAGCATCTTCTAGTTCTATAGTTTTTTGTTGTAAAGCCATTTGAATATTGTTTTCTAACTTAGCTTTTTCCTCTTCGTCAGGAGAAAGTTCTAAGAATATCCCAAAGTCATACAAATGTAAACTTTTCATTTCACTTAAAGTAGCAACGTTATGTGTTCCTATAGCTTCAATAAAAGCATCTCTAGTAGGAGAATATTCAATAATATCTGATATTCTTAATGATAAACACTCAGCAACTTCAGCTGTTAAAAATAATCCAGCTTGTAGAATATGTCTTGTGGCTGTGTTACTATTTGCTGCTGCTAATTTTTGAATCCCAACTAAAGCATTTTTATCTGGAGTACTACCATCTCTAGCTTCATTTAAACCAGTCACGTCTCTTATCATTTGTAAGTAATAATTATAATTACCTATAAGTGCTTGCATTTTATTACCACCACTAGCGCTTGTTATTTCTTGAATTGGAACTTTACCTGGATTCATATCACCGTCTTGAGTAAAAGATCTACCAATTACAGAACCTGTTTGGAAAAACATATTTAAAGCTTCTTGAGGATTATAGTTTGTACCATTACCAAGATCAACTTCAGCTAAACCA